GCAGTATTAGCAACTGTTAATGTCGCACCTGGAGTAGTTAAACTTGCATTATAGATATATTGCCCCGAAGGAACTGTGAAGATACCATCTCCATGAAGAACTGCATTACTTCCTGAAGGAATAGTTAAACTTCCGTCCTGTACATTAGGGTGTGCCAAAAAAACTTGAGCACTAAACGGGGCGTTTGATGCCTGGTCAAATCCATATCTTAAGGCATTACTGAAAGATGGATTCGGTTGGTAAATAGGAAGGCTTCTATTATCTTGTTCAAAGGCTACTAAGTATCTTGCTTTAGCGGCATCTGTGGCATTGGCAGGTAACTTCACACCAGGAAGATCAGTCTGGCTACCATAATCTCTACTCCAAGAGTGAGAGGTAAGTAAACCAAATCTACCTTCAACTATGTCTTCTGTTACAACTGCACCAATAACCACATTACCAAAATCGTTGATTTCCATAGTATGTCAATCTCCTATTTTAATTTCTTTTTCTTAATTCTTGGGCTAATTGTTTTGGGTCTTCCAAATCAATCTCTTCATCACTATCGCCACCCAAAAGCGGTACTTTTGAAGAAGAGCTTTGCTTATTAGGAACTAAAGATACCATCTCTTGTATCATGAAGTCTAGAGTAGTGTCAGATAAAGCTAACAGAGTTTCTCTATTTTTATTAAAATATTCCTCGTCCTTAGTCAATTTGGCTTCGGTGAATTTTACTTTAATAGATGCGATCTTATCTGCTTCTGATTTTTCCTTCTCTACTTTATCTTTAAACTCTACTAAAGATGCAATCTCGGTTTCTTTTTCTGAAAGTACTTTAACCTTATCTGCTAATTCAATCTCTTTTTCTGAAAGTTTAGTTTTAAGATTATCAATTTCAGTCCTTTGCTCTTCAACTTTATTCTTTAAAATATCTAGTTCTTCCACAGGGGTTTCCTCCTTATTTTTAGAAGACATTGCTAGAAATGGGGTTCTACCCATATAAGCAGGTAAACCCACAACCGCTAAGCCATTTAAAATTACACCTTTTAAAACTTCTATATCATCTTCTATACTCGAATCTTCGTAAGAAACTTCCCAAGAAACTTGAGGAAGTGTTCCTTTTTTAAACATTTCTTTTAGAAGGGTAATTTCTTCTGGCTTTTCTTTTTTCCAAAGTGCAGCAAGGGCTATTAGTTTATTACTCTCTTCTAACAATTGGGCAATAGTACCAATAGGTTTGCCATGAGCTTCTGGATGACCATCTGAAATTTCTTTTTCTGCCATTTTAATTGGAGAAAAAAGTCCTGTTCGGATCATATTTGGAAATTCCTCTTTAGGAATTTTCATCTTATTAGCATTTGGCAAATCATCAGTAACTACTATCTTAGCCCATTGGTAGTAAGGATTTAAACTAACTGAAGCGAAAGCTTCTCCTTCATCTAGCAACTCTATATTAGTAGTTAATAAAGTATTATTATTCATAAATCCTCTATTTAGAACGGGTTTCCAAAAGACGTATTTCAATATATATTATAGCAAGTTTATTGAAATAATGTATAAAATAGTAAAAAATATTGCTATTCTTGGTCTTCTGGTTCTTTTACTGGCTCTTTTTTATTATTATTTTGATTTGTATCGGGGCTAGTAAAAGGTTGAGCCTCAAAAGGATTTAATCCTAATTTTTCTAATTTTTCAGTCTCTGCTTTTCTCTTTTCCAATTCCTCATTTAATACATATCCAAATGCACCATCTAAAGTAGTTCTGGATATATTACCAGTATCATATAAATATTTCATAGAAGAAATAAAGTCTGCAAATGCTACTAAATTAATCTTAGCAAATCTAACACTGGGGGTAGATTTAAATCCATTTTTCTTTCCCGTTTCTATTACAATATTATTTATAATTTTATATATCTGTCTTTGCATACTTTCCATAGATTTAACGGCAGACACAGATGCGAACTCTGGATCAGATGATTGAGTTCTTTCATTCTCTCCTACAGTTAGAATTCTTGGGAACCCCATAGCAAAGAATATATCTTGATTAACTTCAATATATTTTTTCTCGTTTAATAGGGCTGCTACATCTGGATATACCCAAGTTATTTTTAAAGTATGGTTGGCAAATAATTGAAATATTTTTTCTAGGTCTCTACCGCCGGATTGTCTCCAAGACATTTGATCTTTTAGATCATCAAAAGCTGTAGAGTCATCTTCAGTTATTGGGTATTCATCACTACCTAATTGGAATAACTGAATAGCTGTAATAACTCTGGATGAGATTGAATAATCCATTCTTCTAAGATTTCTCTTGTGTTTTAAAGCTTCTAGAGATGCAAATAGATATGGGACTGGATATGGAGACTTTGTAGTAACCTTTCTTCTAATTATATTATCGTTCTCCAATAATACTTCCTTTACCCCACTTTCAACTTGAGCAACAAATTCTGGAAATAAAGTTTTTAGTTGGATATAAAGATTTTCATCTTTAGTTCCATCTGGATATTTACCTTTATTTTTTATGAATATAATCAAATCTTCTGGAATGATAACATAATAAGAGGGCTTATCAGTCATGAAAGTTGAATTTATTTTTATAGTTGTTGGGTCTCTCAAGAACATAGATGTTGGTAAAGTTAGAGTAGAATACTTTTTAACTCCCATAAGCTCTAGTTGTTCTTTACTAACAGCAGAATATGAAACTTCTGGAATTACCAGTCCAGATAATAGATATTCTAAAGCACAATTTTCTGCAAACTCTTGTAAGAATGGTTGTAATCCTAAGAAAGCTCTAAACTCATTTTCTGATAAGTTATTTTTTTCTAGTATTATTTCTGTAATACCTATATCTACTGTCTTATTAATAACAGTGGATGCTATAGGATCTCTTTCATAAAAAAATCTACAATCATTAACTACTTTTTTGAAATTCTTATGATCTACTATTTCTAATTTGTCTATATCTGCTGGAGACCAGATATTTACATACCTAGTTGGAGAAGATATAAATGCTGCTTTTGCTAATTTTATCATTTTAACCGCCTAAAAACCATTGTGATCCAGCTAATTTTTTCTTAGCTGATTTTAATTCTAATTTCTCTCTGTATAAATAATAAGCAAGGGAGGCACAAAGAAGTGAAGATGTAAAGTGATCTTCACCTTTCTTACCCCCTCTTTCTGTCAATGTTCTATATACTATATCTCCAGTAGGAGTTCTAGAATATGTCATTCTTTCTAATTCAGTAATAAATTCTAAATCTGTGGAAGTGAAAACAAGTTTATGGTTATTTGCATATTCCTGTAAAACTCCGACAGAAAATGGTTTAGTCTTACTTTTAATTTCGTTTCCACTAGCATCTGTTCCTAAAACTATAGATGAGGAAAAATTAATGGGGATTATCTTTTCTTTGAAATTTTTATGGGAAAAGTCATTATGTTCTTGTAGTCTAGGAACAACTGCCTTACCAGCAGATCCCTCATCAATTCCTATAATTATAGGATTAAATTTAGTGTCTAGCCAATCTATAATCTTCTCTTGAATAAAGTAATTAACTTTATCTAATCTAATTCTCCCATGAAATTTTAATCTTCCATTTTTATCTTCGTATAAAATTACAATTGCTGTAGGATCTGTATAACCTAAATCTATTCCAATAATACATACAGAATTTCTATCTGGCAATCCTGGAAATAAAGATAATCTATTTACATATTCAACTAAGTTATCATGTAAAGCTAGGCCATCTAAAGTCATCTTGAATACTGGATAGTTACCTATTTCCATCATAGTCCTATCAAATAAAGTGTAAATAGGTTTACCATGTTTACCTAAAACTAAATGAATATAATCATCAGAATCTTCCCCACCATATAATTCTACTGCCCTTAGTCTATCTTCTTCAGAAAATCTTTTATTCTGTAAAGCAGAAATTCTATGTTTAGAATATGAAGAGTTCTCCATATCTGTGTGATATAGCACATTTCTCTCTCTTAGACCTGTTGGAACTCCAGAAACTATAAGTTTAAATCCACTAACAAAGGTATTTATAGTGGGTTGAAATTCAACCCAAGTTCCCCAAGGATAATATCCACTATTTTTAGTGAGGATACCATTCACAAAGAAGTTATGATTTTTTTCTACTTCTATATTATAAATGTATTTTGATCTAGTATTTATTTCTTTTATGTAAGAAATTTTTATCTCATTTAAAGATTCTAATTTTTCTCCATTTGATATTATAGATATTTCTGGAATAATATTGTTATATTTACCCTCACCAATCTTATATCTCATGCATTGAGGAATAAATGAAGAAACAATCTCTCTAAATTTTTTAAGAGAATCGCCTTTTATTTTAAGGAAGAATAAATTTTTTCTTTTATCCTCTAGAATATTAGAGGCTACTCCCCAAACATCTAACAAATATTCTGCAATAATACTATTTTCATGCTTACTAAAAGAATGGGTAGAAAACATTCCTGATTCAGAACCGTCATCCATATACCATACTGCTAGACCTAAAGGAGATAATTTATTTAAATACTCTCTAGTAATTGTTTTTTTATTGTTTATATAAAGTTCT